GCTAAATGTTATCAAGCAATTCCTGATGGAAAGTCTGGTAACTTTAGGCTCGACACTGGTTGTGTGTATTGCAATTATAAGCATGATTGTTGGGGTGATGCTAATGATGGTAAAGGACTTCGTACTTTTAAGTATTCGACTGGGAAAAGGTATCTCACACATATTGAAAAAGAACCGAATGTAGAAGAAGTGAAATGAACAAGGAGTCCTTTGTTTATCTTTGGTATGACTCAAGAAATAAAATGTTTTATTTAGGTAAACATAAAGGAACACCTGATGATGGGTATACTCATTCTTCTAATAGGTGGCAACAGTTTAATAGTGATTCTGTACCAAAGGGAGTAAAAAGAAGAGTTCTTACATATGGTTCAGATAGAGATATGTATGAATTAGAAACTAAACTTCTGTTAAATAGAAAAGAAAAATGTTGGGATAGGTATTACAATGCTAATATTTGTGGTAAGTTTTATAGACCTCCTGAAAGTTATACACCTCATGCAGAAGAAACTAAAAGAAAAATAAGTGAAACTTTATTAGGAAGAAAGGCATCAGAGGCAAGTAAAAAAAAAATGAGTGAAGCTCATAAAGGAAAAAAACTTACAGAGGAAACTAAAAGAAATATGAGTGAAGCTAGATTAGGAAAAAAACATACAGAGGAAACTAAAAGAAAAATAAGTAAATCTTTATCAGGAGAAAAAAATCATAATTATGGTAAAAAACTTACAGAGGAAACTAAAAGAAAAATTGGTGAATCTCATAAAGGAAAAATTGTGACAGAAGAAACTAAAAGAAAAATGAGTGAAGCTGCATTAGGAAAAAAACTTACAGAAGAAACTAAAAAAAAACTTAGTGAAGCTAGATTAGGAGCAAAACATACAGAGGAAACTAAAAGAAAAATAAGTGAAGCTCTTAAAGGAAGAGTGCCTTGGAATAAAGGAAAAAACATATAAAAGATGAAAGACGAACCTGATATAATACAGATAGAAAATATTTTTTACTCAGAACCTATCAGCTCTGAAAGAAGATTATTTTTGTCTGTAATACTTCAGGCATTATTAGATGTATCTAAAAAAGTTGTAACACCACAAGATAAAGTAAATAAATCTAGAGCAGAGTCTTGGTTTTTTACAAATGTTGGAGTGACATGTAAAAACTTTCATTCAGTTTGTCAAATGGCCGGAGTTAAACCAAACAAAGCTAGGTCATTTGCCTACAAAGTTATGAATGCAAGCAATAAAAAATTTTTAAGAAAAAGAATAAGAAATGTTTTAAGAGGCGAAGATGACAACAAAAAAAAATTTGACATATGAACAGAATTTTGATAAACTATATCAAGATATGATAAATTACGAGGAGCAAGCAAACATGGGCATGATGGATGACGCAATAAAAGAAACAATAAAGAGAGAAGGTTTTAAAAAAACAGATTTAAAAAAGAAAGCAATACAAGCTACATTAAAACAAGTAGGTGGTAGTCATTACAAAGATTGTAAGATACAGCCTGTGGAATATATTGTAGGTAATGATTTAACTTTTCTTGAAGGTAATATAATTAAATATGTTACAAGACATAGAAGAAAAGGTGAAGGCAAAAAAGATATTGAGAAAGTAATACACTATGCAGAAATGATTTTAGAAATGGAGTATAAGGATGAATAATTTAAATGCAAAACAAGAAGCATTTTGTCAACATTATGCAGTTAGTCATAATGCTGCACAAGCTGCACGTGAGGCAGGATATTCACAAAATTCTGCATATAATCAAGGCTATAGATTGTTAAAGGTATCAGAAGTTATGAATAGAGTTAAAGATATTGAAGATAACAATAAAAATGAAAATATTAATTTTAGTATTATAGACGAATATATATATCAATATCAAGCATGTAAAAGAAATGGTCATTCTCATAGTGCTTTGAAAGCTTTAGAAAAAATTGAAAAATTTAAAACCAGTGAGTCAGAAAGAATTAAATGTTTAATAGAAAATAATAAGTTATATAAGCAACAAATTATAGATTTACAAAAAGAAAATATAGATTTAAAAGATATGAAAGGGTTAGATATTAAAAAAGGTTGGTTATATATAATAAGTAGAGAAGGTCTTATTAAGATAGGAAAAACAACTAATTTAAAAAAGAGAATACAATCTCATAAATCACAGTCTGTGGGATTATTATTTAAATTTTTAAATGCATATATTGTAGATGATTTTCACAATATGGAACGTGAGTTAATTAAAATATTTAATAATACAGAAACATCAGTAAAAAAAGAAAGTGAGTGGTATCAAATAGAAGAAACAAAAGCTTTAAATTTATTTGAAGAATCTATAAAAATAATACATACTAAAAATATAAATAATATTTTAAAAGAATTAAATGGAGTACAAAGATGAATAACTATTTACCAACCGAATATCAAAGTTTTATACATCTATCTAGATATTCTAGATGGTTGCCTGATGAAGGCAGAAGAGAGACATGGATTGAAACAGTATCCAGGTTAAGTAATTTTATGCAGATACATTTAAAGAAAAATTTAGGTGTAGAAGTAGACAGTGAGACATGGAGAAAGATAGAAGATTATATTATTGGTCTTTCTGTTATGCCTTCTATGAGAGCATTGATGACTGCCGGCACAGCATTAGAGAGAGAAAACATTGCCGGTTATAACTGTTCTTATATTCCTATTGATAATCCAAAAGCATTTGATGAAATACTTTATATATTAATGAATGGCACAGGTGTAGGTTTTTCTGTTGAAAGACAGTACGTAGAGAAGTTGCCTACTATTCCAGATAGAGAGTTTGAGAAGACAGATGATGTTGTTTCTGTTGCCGACTCAAAAGAAGGTTGGGCCAGAGGATTTAAAGATTTAATATCTTATCTTTATACTTGTAGAATACCAAAGATAAATGTTAGCAAAGTAAGACCTGCTGGAGAAAGATTAAAAACATTTGGTGGTAGAGCAAGTGGCCCACAGCCTTTAGTTAATCTTTTTGATTTTGTTATTGAGAAGTTTAAAGGTGCTAGAGGTAGAAAATTAAATACTATGGAGTGTCACGATATTGCGTGCAAGACTGGTGAAGTAGTGGTTGTAGGTGGTGTACGTAGGTCAGCTCTAATATCTTTGAGTAATCTCTCGGACCAAAGATTAAGAGTTGCCAAATCTGGTGCATGGTGGGACACAAACCCTGAAAGAGCACTGGCAAATAACTCTGTTGTTTATACTGAAAAACCGGATGCAGGTATTTTTATGAAGGAGTGGTTGGCCTTATATGAAAGTAAGTCTGGTGAGAGAGGTATATTCAACAGAGTTTCAGCACAAGAAAAAGCTAGAGAAAATGGTAGACGTAGTGGTGATTATGCTTTTGGTACTAATCCTTGCAGTGAAATTATATTAAGACCTAATCAGTTTTGTAATCTTACAGAGGTAGTAGTAAGACCTACGGATACTGAAGAAAGTTTACATGATAAAATAGAAGTAGCTACCATATTAGGAACAATACAAGCTACACTTACAGATTTTGGTTATCTAAGAAAAAGATGGCAACAGAATACAGAGGAAGAAAGATTGCTTGGTGTATCTCTTACAGGTATTATGGATAACTCTCTTATAAATAGAAGAAGACATAGATTACCAGATATGCTACAAAGTATGAAAAATAAAGCTGTTGTAACTAATAAAGAATGGGCAGATAAATTGGGTATACCACAGTCAACAGCGATTACTTGTGTTAAACCTTCAGGAACAGTAAGTCAATTAGTTGATAGTGCTAGTGGTATTCATGCTAGACATAACTCACATTATATTAGAACAGTCAGAGGTGATAATAAAGACCCACTTACAGAGTTTATGAAAGCACAAGGTATACCAAATGAACCAGATGTAATGAAGCCAGACCACACCACAGTGTTTTCTTTTCCTATGAAATGTGATGAAAGTGCTGTATTTAGAAATACTTATTCAGCTATTGAACAATTAGAAATATGGAAAACTTATGCACAATATTGGTGCGAACATAAACCTTCTGTAACTATATCAGTAAAAGAAGAAGAATGGGTAAATGTAGGTAACTGGTGTTGGGATAATTTTGATTATCTTT